ATTTCCCTAGCAGAAGTCCCTATAACTCTAACATATTTTTTAAGAACAATATCAACATCTGCAAAACCTTCAACTAACTTATTAATATCAATACCTCTAATCTCAGCTTGTGCTGCTTGGTCTGCCATTTAAGCACCCACGTCCACTAGTACTGTCTCGCCTGCTGCTCCTGTTTCGAGAGCCTGTCCGACTACTAGTCCTTTTTCATCATCTAGAGTATCATATAAACCTATTGCGTTTGCTGCTCTTACTACACAGTCTTGTCCGAAAGTTGTTGTATCACCTGCATCAACAACTAGTTTAAAAATTCCTCTTCTATAAACTGGAATTTTAACTTTTCCATCTCCACTTATTTTTTCTTCTGCTGCAATTCCTGCAAAAACTGTATTATCAGCTGCAGAAGTTATAACAGTAAAAGGATCAGTCATTGTAAGAAGTGCGCCTTTTTCTATTGTTGCGCCATCGGCACAAGTCATAGGAATAGGTTTTTCGGTTTCAAAAACTAAAACTGCTTCGTTTGCCATAAAATAATAATAATAATAAAGTATTTAAATCTTTCGTTATTCGGTATACCGATTATCTAAGATGCTCTAAACAGAGTTTTATAATAGCCTGATTAATTTTGATGTTTCTATTCTCTGCTTTTATAGCCTGGTCACATTTTTCTTTTGTGTCAATCCAAAAAGCCTCATCAGAATCTTTAGCTATCTCAGCAATAACTTTTCCGTTCTCTTTAATTTGTTCCATCTTTTATAACTGGTTTGTTACTCATTACTCTATCAGCATATTCTTTAGCAGTCTCAATTTTAGCTGGGACTGGCTCAATATGTCCGCCTGCTGTACTTGAAAGAAGTCTATCAGTTTGAAGTTCTGTTAAAGTTGCTATTTTTTCATCAAGTCTTTTTTCGGCTTCTTCCATCCTTTTAACAGCAAGTTCTGCTCGCTCAATCTTTCCAAGCTTTTCGGGCTGAATCCCTGCATTAATATTTGAAGCTGTCTCTGCCTTTCCTGTTTCTTTTTCATTAACCATTTTCATTCCCTCCTTACATTAATTTTTATTTTAAATTAAAGTTTTTTATAAAGTTTCTTGCAGCTTCTAGTATTGGAACAAGTCCAATAAATAAAGGCTGTTCTGTGAAGTATGAAATACCACCACAGATAAGAATCTCTAAAAGGATTATAGCTGCTTTCTTTACAGTTATTTTCCAGTCATATTTATTTGCCATTATTAAATTTTTAATCCTATAACTAATCCTAAAGATGCCATTAAAATACTTATTATAATAGTAGCCCATTCAGGCAGTCTTTTTGAAAAGTGATTTGTATTTTGTTTAATTGTTTCAATATCATTCTTTATTTCATCTATAAAAATTCTATTTGTTCTGCCAAACTCACAACCTTTATTCTGTGCCATTTGAATAATCCTCTTGATATAATTGTAATATTTCTGCATCTGTTGCAGGCTGTCCACTTTGTATAGCATTTTGTAATCTTATAAGTTGAATTTCTGCATATCCACCAGGCTGTAAAAATAATTCAAAATCACTTAAATCCTGTGTTCCATCATTCATATATTTGTTAAGATTTCCTTGTGTTTCCATCTGTAATTTTCTTTGAGCTCTTTGAACTTGTGCTAATTGATTATAATAAAGATTTATTGCTTCTTCTGCTTTTGATGGGTCTTTACTAACAACCATTGTCAAAGCTTTCATATTTGTTTTAGCAGCAGCTAAAACATCTTTTGTTGCTGCAATCTCTCCGCTTTGTTGTGATTTTATATTTGCCTGTGTTCCACCCCAAATTGATTTAATTAAACCACCTACTCCGCCTATTATAGCACCTGGGACTGCTCCAATTCCTAAGCCTGTAACTGCTCCAATACCTGCCCCTGCTGCAGCACCTACTCCAATATTAGTCAAAACAGAAGGTAAATTTCCAACTGAGCCAGCAGTTAAAGCCTGACCCCAATCAATAGGAGCTTGTTGAATAGCTTGTAATTCTTGGGGACTTAACATACCTTGTTGAGCCATTTGCATTAATTGTTGCATTCTTGCCTGTTGATTTGCTTGTGTTTGGGCTGTACCTGCTAATTGAGTACCTGCTGGTAAAGTTGTATCATTTTGATAACTTCCAACCATTCCTTTAACTTCTGTTGGATTCATTCCAAGAGTAGTAACCCCATTAGGCATAGTAACTCCTGATAAAGCCCCTGTTTCCATATCTTTAAAAACCTCGGGACCAGTAGGTTTTACTGTTGGTGCTGGTGTTGGTTTAGGAGTTTCTTGTGGTTTTTGATATAATAAACATTGTTTCCCATCCCAAAAACCACCTTTTTCTTCGCAAATTTGTTGAGGACTTTTTTTAGGTTGTGCTTGTACTTTAGGATCTACATTATATAAACCACTTCCAACTCCAATATCTGTTCTTGTTGTTGCCATTATTCTCTATTCATGTTTGCAGTAACATCATTAGGCTGTATGCTTGTCATACCTGAGTTTTTAGCCATGTTGTCCTGGACAAGTCCTCCTAAACTTGCAGGTTTTTCAAATTTAACCTTGATTGCATGTTGAGTCCATAAATCATCTTCCATATCTAGCCTCTCTTTTGCATAAGTTGGCTCAAAATTAACATTTCCCATTTTCCCGCCAACTTCAGAGGTACCGTCTGAAGTGGCTATGCTTCTGGGAACTCCGAAAACCTGATAAAAGAAATTTTCAAGATATTGAATAAAACCCTGTCTATCTTCACTACTCCTAGATGGGTACGGCTCTATTTTAGCTGTATCTTTTGGAAGCCCAACCATTTCCCCATTTTTAACAGCTTTTTCTATTTGAGTATTTGCATAAGCAATCTTCCCTGCTTTGTCAGTTTCATAATAAACTATTCCGAGGGCTTTATCTCTATGTTTTATAATTCTCTCATCGCTTAAAGCTTCGTTTCTAGCATCTATTATGAACTTTGCAGGGTCTGTTTGTGAAGTTCCGTGTAATTGGTCTCCTATCCTTTTATTACTAGAGTGCAACATATTTTCTTTTTTTATTGCTCTCCACTCTTTCCCATTCCAAGCATCATATCTTTTTATCATTCCTTCTGGATTAAATACAATCCTGACTCTTTCAGGAGAAATAGGTATCATATTGAGTATCTTATCATCTTTTCTCTTTACTTCTGTGAAAGCGTCCATGCAGACTAACTTTGTAAGTTCATGATTCCATATAACTTTACTAAAAGTATCGTTCCCAATTCCTCTGACATGTTTTAATTCCTGTTCTAAAAGTTTATCATCTGTGCTCCAACCTGTGCCTACAGCCCAAGTAGTCATAGCATTAGCAGCACTAAAAACTTCAGGAATGGATAAATAATAACCCCAATGAATAGTAGCTCTTGTAAAATAATAATAAGTTTCTTCACCGCTCGTATTTGCTGCATCTAAAGCTATAGCATTAACTATGAAGTCTGGGACTGTCCCTGTCATATTTGTAGTTGTTGCCTGTGAAATGTTTAGTTCTGACATTGTTTTTATAAGTCTAGTTTAAATGGGATTGCAATTTTTAAAGTTGTTGGAAATGTACTTGATGGTGTAACACTTGCACCATTTCTATTTAAAGGATCATTTCCAATTATGCAATCAGTTACATAAGTGCTTGTTAATGTTAATCTAAGCGTGTCTCCTTTTGCGAAATGTGTTTGTGTTAATGGGATATTTATTACATCATGTTTTGGTGTTAGGGTTATTACTCCCCCTGTGTTGTCTCCGAGGCTTGTAACAGCCCCACCAACAGCAACTTTTTTAATATATGCTCTCATTGTTGCAGTTCCACCGACTGCAATAGCTGATAAAGCCACTGTTGCAGTCCCTTTTATTGTTCTAGGAGAATTAAACACTGTTAAGTCGTAATTCAATGTTCCTACGCCTGCTGTAAAAGAACTTTCTATTGTTGCGCTGGAAATAGGATTACTTGATAATCTTGTTGTTATTGTTCCTGCATTATCTTCTGTGTTGTATCCATCAAAAATAATAACTCCTGTACCCTCTGCTACATCTGTGTAATTATAAGAGGCTATTGCTGGCTCTGTTGGAACTGGAAAACTTATGGGTAAAAGTTCAACCATCTTAATCTATATCTCCTGCACCTGTTAAGATGAAGTCTTTATATTTATTATCTTTTGTAATCTGACTAACAATATCTTTGTATCTGGCCCATAAAATATTTATCATGATTAAAGCCTCTTGTCTTGAAGTGTACCCTTCCATATTGTAACTCATTACATCTATTGCAGCGAGACAACTCGTCGCCTCTCTTAAAATCTCTTTTCCTATGGTTGAGACAGAAGCATAATTTGTAACCCAATCGTACCTCGTATCAAGACAAATCTTTCCCTCTGCTTCTTTAATATAAACATTTGTGTATGCTTCTGCAACAGATACGCTAGAAGCATAAGCTCCTGCTTTCTTTGCAACTTCCCCTTGGGTTGTTAATGTTCCAGCTTCTACCATTTTACCTCTTTTTCCCCTCAGGTTTCTTTTCCCAATAGTTTTTTAAATTCTTATTTTTTATTCTATCATAAATTACGCAAGCTAAGAAAACCCATCCAACAAGTGCAATTAAATTAGTTAATTCTTCCATTATACTTTTATAGAGTAAACTGAAAGTTTTAAATCTTTCCTTTGTGCGTGCCAGCAGGCACGCATGATAGATTGAACAGGATGGTTGTAATTACTTGAAATAAGTAACTGTTTTCTGTCTTTTGAGTATTCAAATTTGTAAGATTTTAAACTCTCTCTAATCTCAGCATCATTAAGTAATTGTATTTTTCCTTTCTCCATCATAACAAGCAAGTTAAAAATCATCTCATCACCTAAAATCTTTTTCATCTTTTCATCTTTATAATCAAGAGGACGCGCTGAATTATTAAGAGCAATAGTTTTAAATTTTGTATTATCATCTTTCAAAAGTTCAGAAAAAACTCCGAAGCCTATACCTCCATCATCTACATAGATCTTCTTGAAATTATATCTTAATTCTAGGTTAATAATCCTTTCTGTTGTCTGTGTTGTATATAATTTCTCTGTAATCTCATGCTCAACCTGTACCATATTGCCTTTATTCTCATCATACGTTAATATGGAAATAGAACCCTCATCATCTCCAAGTCCTGCTGGATCTACTCCACAAATAAAGTCTTTTTCTTCAATTCTTCCAGGTCTTTTAGCTGTGCAAACCTTCTTAATCAAGCTATCCGGGAATATCTGCCTTATGTTTGCTGATGGAATTGCTAAATACTCTTGGGCGTATTGTGCTTCTGTTAATCTTGACTTTTCAGCTTCTAAATGAGCGAGCATAATAGTTCTACTAGGCTCAGGTCTTAAATTTGCTACTTCTTCTGAGTTAATTCTAAAGACTTTAAAATTAGGATCACTCAATCTCTCATAAACATAACCCTCTGTTGCCCAAGCAGTCCCAAGCATCCAAATAAAACCCCCAGTTGTAAAAAGCATAGGAGTTATAGCTGCAAAGGCTTCTTCTGGGATTAACTGCATTTCTTCAAAAATAACTCCGTTTAAAGTATGTTGCCTTGCACCCGAGCCATCTAAACCAACTGGCTCAGTTCTTAGAATTGAACCATTTTTAAGTTTAAAGCAGGTCCTTAAAGGCTTATCTTTTCCTTTTTTTAGTTCTCCTGGATAAGATTGGCTTATTAATGCAAGAGTTTTATTATAAAGTCCTGAGGCTTGTCTCTCTACTCCTGAAACAATAATAATTTTTTTGTTAGAATTGTTTAAAAGAAATTCAGCTAGTTTTTTGGCTATTATCTCTGACTTTCCAACTTGACGCCCACACATTAA